GCAATTAGCTTCTGAAGGACAACAAAATATTATTTTAAATGGTAATCCTTCTAAAACATTTTTTAAATCAACCTATTCAAAATATACTAATTTTGGATTACAAAAATTTGTTGTTAATTATGAAGGTTCCAAAACGTTACGATTATCGGAAGAATCTGTTTTCACATTTAAAATCCCGCGTTATGCGGATCTTCTAATGGACAGCTATGTATCCGTCGCTTTGCCGAATATTTGGAGCCCTATTTTGCCACCACAGCAAATAACAAATGAGAGTACATCTCAAGGTTTAGGTAATATCGAACAATGGGCACCCTATGAGTTCAAATGGATAGAAAATCTAGGTGCTAAAATGATATCCAAAATACAAATAACATGTGGTAATTATACATTGCAAGAATACTCAGGTGACTATTTGCTAGCTTCTGTACAACGCGACTTTAATGCGGAGAAAAAGGCATTATTTGATGCAATGACTGGAAATGTACCAGAACTAAATGATCCGGCAAACGCGAATTCTCGTGTTAACACTTATCCAAATGCTTATTATACAAATGATTTAGCTGGTCCTGAGCCATCAATAAGAGGTCGTATTCTATATATTCCCTTAAATAGTTGGTTTGGATTAAAATCTCAAATGGCATTTCCATTGACATCTTTGCAATATAACGAATTACATATAAACGTTACATTTCGTCCAATAAATGAATTATTTGTGATACGTGATGTCTTTGATGCAACTAACAATTATCCATATATTGCACCTAATTTCAATGCATGGTATATGCAATTTTATCGTTTTATACAGCCGCCACCAGATGTTTGTATTGGAATTGACTCATATTCAGATATAAGAACATTATGGAATGCGGATATTCATTTGAATTGTACTTACTGCTTTTTATCGAATGAAGAAGAGCGTTTGTTTGCTTTACAAGAACAAAAATATTTGATTAAACAGGTAAATGAAAGAACATTTTCAAATGTGACAGGTCCAAACAAAGTCGAGCTAGATTCGCTTGGTATGGTAGTTGATTGGCTATTTTATTTTCAGCGAAGTGATGCCAACTTACGCAATGAATGGTCAAATTACACAAATTGGCCCTATAATTATTTGCCAGTGAACGTTGTACAAGCACCTACAAATGGAACTTATACAGTATACAGAAGTTTAGCAGGCACGTTAACTCCTGTTACAATTGGTCCAGGTGTTAATCCAGATGGTACTTTAACTGGTATACTTATAAATCAAGCATACAATCCTCAAAATACAAAATCGATTTTAGTTGCTATGGGTATTTTATTAGATGGCTCTTACAGAGAAAATATTCAACCAGCAGGAGTATTTGATTACATTGAAAAATATACGAGAACTTCTGGGAATGCACCCGAAGGCCTTTATTGTTATAATTTTTGCATACAATCTAATAATGCCGATTTGCAGCCATCCGGTGCAATGAATATGAGTAGATATAATCAAATCGAATTGGAATTTACGACTATCATTCCTCCCTTAGATCCGCTGGCACAAAGTTTAACCATTTGTGATCCGGAAACAGGAAGTATTATTGGAGTAAATAAACCCACTTGGCGAATTTACGACTACAATTTCGATATGCACTTGTTTGAAGAGCGAATTAACATTGTCAACTTTATTGGCGGAAATGTGGGTCTCATGTATGCGACATAATCTGTCTTTAAGTTCAAAATTATATATATTAAATTTGAACTTAAGGAGAAAGGGTAGTATTGGCGGCCGGTGGTGTGGTTTCATAAAATTGGCCTGTTGCAGAAACAGTAGTAGGATATTGCGGCGTGAAATCGGCTTTGGTAAATGGAATGCCTTGCTGCGCGCCGCCTTGAAAAACGCCTTGGCTATACTTATCATGGGTTTCTCTGGATTTATTATACAATTGCAGCCCTTTATTAAAGGAAGGGGTCCATAAATCTAGGCCTAAATAGGGCTGCTGTAATGTACTACTTAAAGAACCAGGGGATGCTTCGGCATAATCTTTGTAACGACCATTGTCTGTTGTTAAGACGTCACTGTATTGGAGACCCTGGTTTAAATCGGATGGATCATAAGGAGGCACATCTTTTGTTTTACATGGACCTCGTGGATTTTCAGGAGGTTGGCAACCGGGGCAATCAATATCAGTTGAACATTGGTCTCTTGTGATTGCACACTGGGCTTGTGGACCACAAAAATTTTGGCAACTATAAGGACTGTTGAATGGTAAATTAACCGTATGACTGTACAAAGGCGAATTCTTATCATTTAAATTGATGACAGCGTCTTTTGGATAGGGTATGACTTTGTGCGAATATTTTTCAAACTCTGTTAATCCCTCTTTTAAACAAATCTTATTAACAACTAAACTACTACCCCACCTGATTATTATCCAAAATAGAGCTAAACAAGCTATTGTATATATAATTGTTTTTTGATAATTCATATATATACAATAATATTATTTTACCAAGGTGTCTGTGTCTTATCACCATAACCACAATTTATTTACCAACAAATACAGTTCTTTGGGGAAATTCTTCTATATTTTTTGCACCAATATATGTTCCTGTGCTTCTTAGACCACCTAAAAAATCTTGAATTGTGCCTTCTAATTTACCTTTATAAGGAATTTTTAATACATCACCTTCTGATGATCTATAAGTTTCCATTTTTCCGAAATATTTCTCCATGGCATGTCTAGAACTCATCCCATAAAATAACTTATATTTCTGACCATTTTCTTCCACAACTTCACCAGGATTTTCATCGTGCCCTGCAAACACGCCTCCTGCCATGACAAAGTCAGCCCCCGCACCAAATGCCTTTGACATGTCGCCAGGATATTTTATGCCTCCATCTGATATTAAATAAGATTTATAACCTAACTCCTGCAAAGATATGCTAGCTTCACTGCACTCACGCACCGCTTGTAATTGGGGGCGTCCTACACCTGTTTGCCTGCGGGTTAAACAAGCACTTCCGGATCCAATACCAATTTTCACTACATCGACTTCTCCTTCCGATACTAAAACACTGTACATTTCTGCGGTTACTACATTACCAGCAACAAGTATTTTATCAGGATATAGATCTCTGATCTTCTTGCAAAAATCAACAAAACATTGCATATATCCATTTGCAACATCAATACAAATCCATTTACAATTTGTAAATTCGACTATTTCTTGTAAATTGGCGAAATTATCGTCAGTTATTCCAGTTGTCACCATATAATATTCAGCATCTAACTCGATACCTTGATTGATAGCGTTTTCATAGTCTTTTACTGTATAAAATTTGGAGAGAGCTGTTAACATTTTGTAATTTTTCAAAACATTATAGACATCAAATGTTCCTGTTGTATCCATATTAGATGCAATAATAGGAATACCTGTCCACGTAACATTGTTCCTAAAAGAAATAGTTCTTTCTAAGCTGACCTCACTGCGAGAGGATAATAAACTATATTGTGGCAAAATAAATACATCATTAAAGTCAAATTCCTTTGTAATAAAATCTTCCATTGAGCAAATGTATTATTTATAGAGTTATATTTATATTATTTTATTCGCAAAATTTAATATATATTTATTATAACTAATGTCAACTACAGAAGATAGCAGTGCAATTGATGAAAAAAAAACGGACGACACAGGATCTGGACAACCAAACTTTAAAGCATTTTTATTTAATTATATTTATAGTATTCTTTTTACTATAGGGATAGGCATTTTTGTTATAGGTGGATTAGGACTTTATACTTCTAAAGTTGCTCAATCGGATATCCTTCCAACAGATATTAATTTGGCACCGTATACAGATATTGAATTAAAGAATTTTATTGTTGAACCGGTTGAAATAAATATAATGAAACCGCATTTATTTTCACCTGCCGACCAAACTACATCGCAAACAGCAATGTTTAACTATAAAGGTTATTTGGATAGTTTTGTAAAGAGTTTTATATGTAGTTTGAAAGCTTGGGCTGACCCAAAAGGCGGTTTTTTTAGTAATTATGCGCTTTACTTTTCAAAAGTATATGATGGAATAGTTGCAACAAATTTTTCATTTATAAATATGACATTTGGTGGTTTAGGAGGAAAGATACCAGAGGGCATCTTTATGATTTTATATGGATTATTTGGGCCTATTGTTTGGCTAATATTGTTCCTATTTACAAATTTAATAAGTATCTTTTATCATGCTAAGAATTTATGGCAATTATTTAGAGGTAAAATAGGAGAGGAACATAATTTTATTTGGACAGCCAATGCACAATGGTTTTCATTTTGGAAATGGGTGTTTTTCTTTTTCTTTGGTTTCACTATTTGTCTTATTTCAACCTTTGTATCGCCTGTACTACTAACAATATATGCATTATTTTCTCCCTTGTTTGCTAAATATAATCTAATTGATATAGATGCTCAAAATAAACCAGTTGTAACAGAAAATCAAGGCGTATTTGATTTTATACAATCCACCTTTGTTTATAAGAAATTCTTTTTCTTTATACTTGCCACGATAAGTTTAATATATAATGCTGCCATCTATTTAGGATCATCTTATATGATTGGTATAATAATTGCAATTGTAATTGTTTATTTGCTAGGTTTATATAAAAATCCTATTCCAACCCATCAAGAAGATGTTAGTTTCAGAAGCAGCGAAATATCAAATGTAAAACAACCAAAGCCTGTAGAGATCTGTCCACCCATTCAAGAAGAAGGAGATATTAACTTGGTGACGAGAGAAGATTTGGATCCAAATAATGTTAATAGCTGGTCGTCAAGAGTAAAAGGTGAAGTAAAGAATGAATTAAAGGGTGAAATGAAAGGAGGGTCAAAAAAAATAAAAACGAATTCGACTGCAAATTTGTTTATAAAACCCGTGAAGAAATATAATATAAAATTGGTTTAATAAAGAATTGGTTTAATAAAGAATTGGTTTAACAAAGAATTTAAATATAAATACTAATTCTAATTAAGATGGGTAAAAATAAAACAAAAAAGGTGTTGCCTTTTGTTAGTATATGTACACCGACATTTAATAGACGACCATTTATTCCTTATATGATAAAATGTTTTGAACATCAGACATATCCAAAAGAAAAGATAGAATGGATTATTATAGATGATGGAACAGATCCAATTGAAGATTTGGTTAAAGATATACCACAAGTGAAATACTTCTATTATAAAGAAAAAATGTTACTAGGAAAAAAGAGAAATTTAATGCATGAAAAATGTACAGGTGATATAATTATTTATATGGATGACGATGATTATTATCCTCCAGAAAGAATATCGCATGCAGTAGATACGCTGTTAAAAAACCCATCTTATTTAATAGCAGGATCTTCTGAGATGCATGTATATTTTGAGAGTAAAAATCAAATGTATCAATGCGGTCCTTATAAACAAAACCACAGTACAGCAGCGACATTTGCCTTTAAAAAAGAATTATTAAAACAAACAAAATATGATGATGAAAAGGCGCTTGCAGAAGAGAACCAATTTACAAAGGGATATACAATACCATTAGTTCAATTAGAAAGTTTAAAATCGATTTTGGTTTTTTCT